AGATTGCTAATCAAACTATATTTGACTTTGAAACCGCTATTTACATAGCAAAAGCCAGTGGATTAAAAAATGTTTTTCTGAAACAAATTACTTCTTCTGGAACAGAAGAATGGGATAACCTTTAAATATTTATAAAAATGGAATTAATAAAAGCTTACGAAAAAGAATTAGAAGCAAGGGAATTACAGTCTATTGAAATAGGAGAAGGAGAAAATGCTTTTGTTGAAGGTATCATTTCACAGCTAAAAAGAACTATTCAGGATTTGAAAAAACAAGGAATGAATGATAGGTTTTTTCTTGAAGAAATAGTTTATAAAATTTCTCAAAAAGACGAAGACCATTATAGTACTCTTACTAGAGATTTTCTTTCTGAATACGTGGAAAATCTACCATTGACAGAATTTGAAAGAAACCAATACATTAAAGATGTTATGGGTTTTGGAGAAGAAACTGACTATTATTTTAAATCTGAAAAGCAATTAGCTTATTTCTTGAAAGAACACAAATTGCCTTCCGAAGAAGATTTAATCGATTATTCAATAACTGATTTATCTTCTAAATAATGAACCATACAGAACAAATTCAATTCCGTAAACTTTTAATAAAGAACGGATTTGTAAAATCGGACACTTCTGATAATAAAGATTTGATGGAGTTTACTAAAAACGATTATTGTAGTGACGATTTTATCGTTGTATATACTTATGATATTGTCGAAGTATATTTTAGCGTAATGCACGATTATGTTGTACTAACTATTGAACATTTTGCAAAATTGTATCTGTAACATACTGGAAAAGAATTTATAACCAATTAGAAAATAACAATTATGTATTACAAAATAACAAATAAAGATTGCGATGTGTATCAAAAATTACACGAGTTGAGAACTAAGGAGCTAAAAATGGAAGAAGAAAATATTCAAGCCATTACCGAAAAAACAGGTTTGAAATGGGATAATTCTTTTGGTCATCACGGGCAACAAAATTTTAGACGAGTTAGTTCTTATTCTGGATTTGAATTTAAAGAGCCTGAAAAAGTAGATTTGAAAATATGGAAAATACATCCAGAACACAATACTATTTTTGTTCCAAATCTCAGAACTAAATTAGGTCGTGAAATGGAGGAGTTTTTAAGAAATGGATTAAAATCAAGTAAATTAAGATTGGTTTTAGAAATTCTTAAATTAGAGGATTTGAGAAAGTTTTCTTTTCCTTTTTTAGGAATTGTTAAAGATGAAATTATTCTGCTTTTTGTAGATGACAATCACGAACCGAAAGATGAAAATGTAATTGAAATTACAAAGCGTGAATTCAATGAACTTATAAGTAAAAAAGCTTAAAACTATATATTATGGCACTAAATTATGAAAAATTAATGGCTTTAGAGCCTGTAGTTTACGAAACAATGATTAATTCATTAGGGCAGAAAATTGACCTTTGTGAGCATCCGACAAAAGGAGATGAAACATTTGTTCTTGCTATTTGTCACGAACTAAAATTAGCCGATTACACCGAGTTTTTTGAAACTAGCGATATGTTAGAAGACCATAGGGAATATGAGCCTTTGTTTGTTGACGGAAAGCTACAACACGGTATGTAAAAACATCATTTATTTTTAACATCAATTTAACTATTCTGTTTTTGGTTTAACTGATTTATAATTATATCTTTGGTTTAACAAATTAAAAACTAAACAACATCAATTATGAAAAATTCTATTTTAAAATCGCTTATTCTTGTTTTCGCTTTGACTATCGCTTCTTGTTCTTCTGATTCCTTAGAGGAAGAAATAGCTTGCATTCCTACAATTTGTTACAACGGAGGTATTTCTACTCCTGATTGTGGTTGTGATTGCCCTGAAGGTTTCACGGGAGCTGATTGTTCGATACAAAAAACTCCTGTAAAGGTATTGGTTACGAAAATTAAAGTGTATTCATTCCTAAACAATGACACTTCTGGAATGGCTTGGGATGGTCTAATTGGAAAACCAGATATTTATGTAACTATTTTTGATTCAAAATCAACTTTTTATGCCAGTAATTATTACGAGGACGCAATTAGCAATAATTCTAATGTTTATGAATTCGTTCCTGCTAATCCTGTAGCTCTTACCAATGTTTCTGACTTTTATGGAGTAAAATTATACGACTATGACAACTTAGGAGCTGGAAAAGATACCGAAATGGGGAGCGTGATATTTGTACCATTTTTGAAGCCATCTACTTTGCCTAAAAGTGTAATTCTGGAAAGTCCAAAACTGAATCTTAAAATTGAGGTGTTTTTAACTTATGTTTATTAAGCTAAATTTATTATGGAAACTATATGTTTTACAACGCCAAAAGCAAGAAAAGAACATAGCTGTGATTGGTGTGGAGGCAAAATAAAAATTGGCGAAAAATATACAAGAGCGTTTTGCAAAGAAGATGATGTTTATGTTTGGAAAAATCATATCCGTTGTGAACAAATAGCAAATCACTTAAAAATGTTTGAGGATGGTGCTTTGACCGAGTCTGATTTTGTTGAAAATATAGAAGGATACTATAGCAAAATTATGAATGAAAATTACAATGAAATTTATGAATCTGAAGAGTTTAAATATCCTGACTTTAAAGGTCAATTAGATTTTGTTTGTTCGTTTTATAAAATAACTAATGATTTTACTCAATAAAAATTAACCAATTAAAAAATAAAAATTATGGAATTTTCGCTTGAAGGAAGATGTGTTTTAGAATTAGAACACAAAGCAGGTTCAAAAATATCTAAACACGTACAAACAAAATTTGCTTTAACCGTTTCTAAAAATTTAGATTCTTCAAAATATAATGACAAAGATGGTAATCTTACAAAAGAAGGTTCTCACGTTCTAACCAATGTTTTTGTTCAGGGATTAATAGGGAATATCCATTTAGCCCACAAAGAAGGTTTCCGAAATGATGCAGAACATTTAAGATACATTATTTCTGAATTAGAACGCGGTTTTATCGAAAATGTAGAAGTTGGAACAGGTAAGTTTTAGAATAATCAAATAAAAAAAAGGATAGTTTTGGCTATCCTTTTTTACTTTTATTCAATAAATACATTACAACTATAGAAGTCAATACTATAGCTCCTGCAACATATAAATGGTTCTTTTTTACATTTAGTTTGAATTCCGTAGTTTCTAAAGAGAATACAGGTATTTCTACTATAGAATCGTCTTTTTGTTCTTCCATAACCTATGTTTTTTGATATTTTTTACCCAAAGCTTTCTGAAGGTTGTATTTCACTTCTTCAATGTCTCCAGTCATATTATCGAATTCATCTACTGTCGGCTGTTCGTCTAATTTCTGAATTGCTTTTCGGTAATACAAAATTCCGTAAATAGGCAATACTATCCATAATGACAGTATCAAAATATCTACCGCTTTCCATTTGGATGGAGCTTTATTTTCTAATGCACCTCCGTCTTCAAAACTAGTAGATGCTTGAACAGGAGGTTGTACTTGAACAGGAACTTCTACCGCTACGGGAGCTGGTGCTGGAGCTTGTATTTCTGGAGTTGTTTCCATATTTTATTTATTTTTTAATTGATGATATAATTAACGCTATTCCTGCAAATCCTCCGAGTCCAGCATATATCAAACCATTTTTTTTGATATGCTCTTTCAGTTTGCTTACTTGTATTTTTGGAGTTGCTATTGGTTTGCCAAAAATAGTTACTTCTGATAATTCTGTCACATCATCATATAATGTTATTGTGTCTCCTTGTAATTGGCTGGCTTTATAGGTTTTTGGTGTAAAACCTACGAAACTAATTTTAAATTCTGAATCTGGCTCAATAATGTCGTTAGACAAAGAAAAAACGCCATTATTATCTGCCGAAGTTCCAAACTTATTAGCCTGACTTCCTGTAATTATAGTAACATTTGCCAATGGCAAAGTTTCTCCGTTGCTGTCAACTATTTTTCCTTTTATTTCCATTATCCGTTTATATGAGCGTTTAGCCTTTTTATGGTATGGTAACTAACAATTATTGTCAATACCGATGATAATATTCCAACTGTCATTAATGCCAAAGATAGGTTTCTTTTAAACTTAGTTTCAACTTCTACCTTTATTGTGCTTCCATTTGGAGAATTTTCTTCTATTAGTTTGGTTTCTTCTTCTGTAAAATACGCCATTTTATTATCGTTTTTTAAGTTTTTTGTACAAATATAAACTTCCTGCTAAAATAAAAGCTAAACCCAAAAACAATTCAGTTTTATATGCTTTTACTACCAATGAAAAACTCCCGTTTTCTAGCCATTCGCTTGGCAATCTTTCCAACAAAGCTTTTCTTACTTCCCATACGTAAATAACACCATCTTTGTTGTCGTCCAGTCCTTTGTTGGCACTTCCTATTCTGGTTGCAGATAATCCTTTTGATTGAATCAAGAAATCATCTCCTTTTCCTACAGCTATTGGAAAAAATACCTGAAGGTAGGTGTCTACAAAAGTATTCAGTTTCTCTTTGTGAGGCAAGAAATACCTGTAAACATAATCCAACTGCTCTACCGCTGACATATTTCGTAATTTATCGGTAGTTGTTCCTAAAGACCTAGCAGAATCCTCTCCAAATTGAATCAATCCTGTATATCCTAACGAATTTGTAATATTAGCTGTAAATCTACCGCCTGTCTCCAAATCCATAATTGCCATTAGCCAATTAGGGTCAATTCCTAGCCTATTTGATATGTCTATTACTTTCGCAATAAAAGCAACTCTGTATGATGCTGGAACTTTATTTTCAAAAACTAATGCCATTTATTTGTAATTTATTATGCTGTTCCGTTATTAAACAATAAATCTAAGAATCCATAACGCCCTAACATCTTCAAAAGATACGATTTTGACTCAATTCCAAGTCCTTTTACCGCAAGCATTTGTTGGGAGGTCATATTTCCTTTTATTTTATTTTTCGCTCCGTAATAGCCCATATTATAAGAAACCATCACTTTATTAAGTGGTGAGTCTCCTTCTTTTGAATACGCTTCCAATAGCCATCTGATAATAGCTGTTCCCATTGCAATATTAAATTCTGCATTGGCTGAAGCTGTTTTAATCTCATTTAATTGAGCCTGAGTAGGTGTTTTTGCAGAACTCCAAGTTCTATAACTTGGCGTGTATCTTTGCAAAACTTCTTTCGTCTTTGACGACAAAGGAACAGAAACCATAGTATCT